ATGATTCATATTCAACCTGTTGGTTCCAACTCATATCACCATCAGGTGCCATATGTCCTTTATCATATCCAGTACCTGCATAATCCTGTGGAGTTGCCCCACCAGATACTGATTGATCTGTTGCAAATGCATCAGAACGTGCAATACATCCTAATGCTTTTGATGGTTGAAGTGTATAAACAACATACTTGGGAATCTTTGCACCCGCATCGTATCCTACAAAGTATCCCTCTCTACAAATCTGAGAAACACCAGATGTTTGTGGAAAACCATAAGGTGCTTGTGTTTTACAAGTTTCTGGTTTTTGTGGAGATCTTTGAGTCCATGCTAATCCAGGAGTACCTAATGATAATAAAGTTACTAAGAATAATAATCTCTTCATTTCTTTAAACTTCTTTTTTTCGTTACAGTTTTATATATTTCAATTCTGTCTCCGACTTGCCAATCAGAAAATCCATCACATTTGATTCCACATTCAAATCCGGCTGCAACTTCCTTTACATCCTTATCTCCTCTACGGAGAGAGTCTAAATTACCTTCAAATACTAGTTCTTCTTGTTGCTGTTGTTCTTTATTTTTCTTCTTTTTCATCTTTGATTTCCTCAAATGCTAACCTCAATATGTAGTAGATAATGTAGGCAGTAAAAATTAATCCACTACCTAAGATAACCATTACTCCCCAAGGAAATTCGTTCATTGTCTTAAAAAATCTTGATAAGGTCTATGAGCACCAAACATCCAAAGTATTCTTTCTGTCTTTCCTTCTACTTCTGTAACATAATGTTTTTGTTCTGAAACATAATAACAATGAAGATCCCCAATTTCAATTTCAAATGGGGTTCCATCTATATATAACTTTCCTCCTGAATCTGGAGCTTGTGTCATGACATTGCAACGATAGGTGGTCCACCCGTTATTTGATCTTGGATCACAATGTTCATAAACATCTCCACCAGGATAAGTTACCGATACAACAATACCATCACTTCCATGTCCATCAATGATTGGATAGTGATCTATATTCATAAACTCTCGTATTCTTTTAGAAATTTCAAGTACAAAATTGGGATATTTTCTATCTCCCATATGCATTCTACTTGTTAATCTTTTTGTATAATTAGTATTTCTTCTTGATATTCCTGGACCTATCCATTGTTCTTTTACTCCTTGTAGAGCTATCTCAGATAATTTTTTACATTCTTCTTCTGTTAAAAAATTTTTAAAACCATATATATCGTCTTGAAATTTAATTACATTAATATTACTCATTACCTTTACCTCTTTTAACTATTGGATATGGACTATATATTGGAGTTATACGTGGATTTTCTTCCGAAAAATTATATTTGGGTAAATTAAGATCATCTTCATCCCAAACAACATCATAATGATGTTTTCCATACCAAAATTCTTTTTTAATTCTTTCTGTTTCCATTTTTGCCCAAACTTCTTTACCATATTTTTCTTGATTTTGATGCCATTCTTCAGTTCCAGCTGAATCCCATCCCCAGAATAATCTGCAAAAATATTTATCGCCTTCATAAATTTTACCTACTCCGTGCAGTATAGGAAGTCCTGACGGAAATATTACAACATCTCCTGCATGCGGAGTATATTGTATAACTTGCTTAGTATCCATATCTAGGAGGTTTAACTCTCCTCCAACATAATCATCATTCAAATACATACAAACAGTGATCCCAAACTGAAAACCTGGTGCATTTTCTTTTGACTTACCGTAATCTGTGTGATAAGCCATTGCATAGTCTTTTCCATCTCTATTATATTTACAAATAGTCAAACCCATTTTTTGCCAATTAGGAAACTCTATATTATTTTTATTAATATAATCTTTTGTGGTTACGTAAAAAACATTAGACAAAATTTTTGATACATAATCTTGAAAATCTTCATTTTCATTAATTTCTCTATATTCATGAACTAGTTCAAATTGATACATTTCATCTTTAGTAAGGTCTGGGTTATATGGAAAACCTACCTGCGATCCAAAATGAAACCACCCTTCCCATTCACCAAATATTGGTCCAGGCTCTTCTGATTGTTCTGATTTTTTAATAGTATCCATAATTAAATTAATATTTTTAAACATATTTTTATACACAATAACATTAGTATTATCAAATAAATTAATAGTATTTAGATTATTCATTTATTGCCTCCGACATATCAATATATCTTTCTTTTTTTACATAAAAAGGAACGGCTTTTTGACCTGGAACTTCTAGTGATCCTTCTTTGACCACATGTCTATGCCATTTACCAGAATGAAACTCTTGGTCTTTTCTTTTGCGTTCTATTTCATACCACTCATCTTTGCCATATTTTTCTTCATTAGAATGCCAATTTGCAGACCCTTTGTAGTCCCAAAACCACCAAGTTCTAACCAAATATCTATTACCACTTAATACTGCATGGACCCCATGAAAAAACGGGGAATGTGATGGAAATACAATAACATCTCCTGCTTTAGGTCTCCAAGTCACAACCTCTCCGTCCTCTTCATTAAGAAATGATACGGCTCCACCTTCATAATCATCATTAAGATACATTGTGCATGTTACCGCAAATTTTTGGCCTGGAGATTCCGAATCAAATTCATGAGTATCCGTATGATACTCTAACGCTAGGTGTTCTGGATTTTTAGTTGGATTATACTTACAAACAGATAAGCCACTCCTAGCCCATTCTGGCTTAGGATCCCAATCTGGAAGTTGAACATTATATTCCTGCATGTAATCCTTTGTTGTTTCAAAAAAAGCATCTCTACAGGCAATCATAAAATTTAATTGTTTCTGAGCATGATCATTATTGACAAATTCGTTTACTGGATTAGAATTTTCATCTAACATTCCAATATTCATCATCGTTCCAATACCGTACCAGTCCTGCCATTTATTAAAATAGAACTTGCCACCAATATTAAACTCAGAATCTTTAAGCATTTGTATATGTTCTTTTGTGTTCTTTATAGCATCCTGATATACAGTTACTTGATCGTATAATTTAATTTTTTTCAATTGGTTTCCTATCTCCAGTGTGTTCAAGAATAGTCCAGAAAAACGGAGAGGTAAATCTATTTCCAGATTTAACTGGTCTAACTCCGTGAACATAATTCATATCCCCTGGAAAAAAATATGCTGATCTTGGCTTAGGTTTAAATTCAATGCCTTGCTTAGGAAAATATAATTCTCCTCCTTCATAATCATCATTAAAATAAAATAATGATGCTATATCGTAATGCGGGAATTCGTTAGCTCTTCCTTTTTCTTTTCCTATGTGAAATTCTTTATCAGCATGAGGCTCTTGTCTTGCTCCTATTGGCCATTTAACAATTGCAGGACCAGTTTCCTGTACACGAACTTGAAAAAAGCTTTCAACTTCAATTTTAAGTCTTTCAATCATTGAATAAATTAATTCCAGGATAGAGGGGTCTGATTCTTTAAGTGAATTATATGTACAGACACGATCATCCCATACGCTTGCCTGATACAAAATTAACCCATCCTCATCAACACTATCAATAGTTTTATCCCATACTTTATTAGTCATGGCAAAATTAATTAATCTTTGCTGTTCAGATTCTGTTAAAAAATTCTCTATTTCTACTATATTGTCTGGAGAATCTCCAAAAAACCCAGATGGGGTTATTGATTTAATGTTGTATTTAGATTCAGACATAATTATCTTTCTACTATATATTTTATTTTACCATAAATTAGTTTTATTACGACTTATCATTAACTGAGAGTCTAAAAGCTTTTACTTGATGAGCACCCACACTATTTCCATGATGATCTACGGCATCTCTGTAAAAGTTAGCCCATTTACCACTTTGATTGATTTCTGATACTTTTTCAGAATATTCTCTGTAGTTCACTTCTGATTTTTCCATTTCTGAAGCTGGAAAAATGTTGATTTCTGAATTTTGAATATCAGACAGATTTATAGGCAAAATTGAAATTACTGGAGTATTTGCTTTAATAGTAATTTCTACGTTAGGCTTTAATATCTTCCAAGCTACTGGAAAATCTGAATGAAAGAATGATGTTGTAATTAATGTTGTAAATGGCATAACATCATCTCTTACATAATTAGGAACTGGCATTTGCAAAAGACTAACATCGCTATCTGTTACAAATTTAATTCCAGTATTAAAACTTATAGTCCCATTTGCTCTTCCAGTATATACGTATCTATCTCCACTGATTATTTTTACATGATCTGGAGACGAATCTGAAATCCCATCCCAAATAAAAGTAATGTCTTCTGGAAAAGATAAGCCAAATCCCATTTGATTAGTTAAAGATACTGGAAAACATTTATATGCATGAGATTCCCATGTTTCATCCATCCAATCTCTTTTTGCAGTAAGCTGTGAGATTTGAGCTGAGTATGGCGCAGTCTTATAGGCTTTTATTTTGTGCATACAACTTATCGTAAATCATTTTCATGTACTCTGGAGAATGAGCATTATCATTGTAATCAAGCATTGTAACTAGGGAATACTTAACGCCTTCTTTCACTTCTCTAGCAATGTGTGAAAATAAATAAGTGGATGGAAATATGTATAAATCTCCAGCTTCTGGCTTAATAGTTAAATTTAACTTTGGAAAATACAACTCTCCTCCTTCATAATCTCCATTTAAATATCCTACCAGCGATACTGTAGCACTATAAGAAAATCCATGATCAGCATGTTCTTGGAAGTGCTGCCCAGGCTCATATTTAATATAATTCATCTTTACATTGTACCTACCACAATAATCTTGAACTGCTGGCAGTTGAGCGTTATATGCATCTTGCCAAATTTTACCTAAAGTTTCTTCATGAATATTGGAAGGATTTTTTACTTCACCTATTTTAAAATCTCTACAGTCACGATAATCTAAACGTTTTTCCATATATCCAACAAATGCATCTTGCCAATTGTACGGCGAAGAATTATCTTCTAATAGGGAATTAACTCTATTTATCAAATCCATATCTTTATTAAATACTCCTTTATACTGCCAAACGCCTGGGAATAGCATATTTTGTGAAGTCCAAGCTGGATTATTGTTCATTATTATCCTCTCATATTATCTGGTAAAACATCTATAATGATATGAACTCTATCTATATCTGTTTCATTATTTACTGAATGTGGTAATTGATTATTAATCTCATACCACCCTCCCTTTTTCATGTGAATGGTATTATCCATCACAGTAAAAGTAATTTTTTTATTTGTGATTATCGGTACATGTACTCTTCTTGAATAATAGAGCAATGGCCCTCCATCAACATGTTTTGGAATTTTTGTATTCTTTAACATTTTAACTATTTCACATCTTATTATTTTGCCTTCATAATAATATTCCAATTCATTATATATGTCAAGTAATTCTTTGATCGCTTTCGGCGTTTTTAAATTATTGACTTGATTAGTTACAATACTAGATCCTGGAGACCAATTATAATCTGTATAACAAATTTGATACATATTTGTATTAGAATGAGTATAATTATTATCTTGCCTGGAAGTATCAATTTTCCATTCTAGGTCAAATTTAGATATTTCCGCTTCTAGGCCTGACACATTAAATTGCCCTAATTCTAGTATTGACCATTTAGTATCTTTTTTTAATATTTTTGACATATTCATAAACTTCCATATCTATGCTATTTAATTCTATTATTCTATCAATATGCTTTTTAGTAAAAACTACTCCTGTATCTGGAGAAGTATTAGCCTTGTCTAAATTTTTAAATGTAGTAAAGTTAAATTGATCTTGTAGGGCTTTATTCATATCGTCTAAAAACAAACCATGATGATCTAGCGTATAGCAATAAAACTTATCTATATTTTCATAAATTTTATTTAAATCTAAGGTGTAGTCTTCTATAAACCAGTTATTGTTTACTGACCTCTGAAATAAATTTATTCCTGCATTAAATTTATCTATATTCATAGACCCTGTTAAAAATTTAGACTGAGAATTAGATTGGATATCTGACTGATCTCCATACAGCCATTCTTCCAGCTTGTTTTCGGCTTCTTGTCCTGCTCTTATTAATCCTGTTGTATAGTTAAAATAACTAATAAATCTCTCTACTGGATTCCTAACAATACAAAAAACTTTAGGATTTTCCATATATTTTAAAGGCATTAATCCGAAGTGTCCGCCTACAAATTTAGAATTGGAGATTTTTTCTGGATCTATAATTGTTCTATTACTTACAAAATGTGGAATTTTATTAATAATTAAATTTGGTAAAACATTATACTTTACATATACCCCTGATGTTCGGGGTATATGTAAATGGTATATTGACATTTAGAATCGCTTAATATTATGAACTACTAGATTTCCAGCTAGCAGTGTGTCTACTGGTGATGCGTCAAATTCATATACAGTTCTTTCTTCATCAATTAAAGTTAAACTGTTAACTGATATTTCTGCAAATGAATTATCATTTTGTCTTTCAAGTAAGATATCTCCTACTTCAAGTATTCCAGTAGTTCCAAAGAAATAGGTTTCATTTCTTTTAATTAATACTGTTTGTTCTAAAGAAAATCTCTTTTCATCACTATTGTTAATGATAATAGTAACATGTTTAATTGAAGGAATAATGTTTTTAATTTCAGAATGAACCATTTGAATATTATTCAATTCATTACTTGACCATTGATATGGATCAATATTAAATTCATTATCTAATCCGTCCCAAATTACCGACCATATTAAATCTCCAATAATTATATCTTTAGCTTTTTTAAATGATATTCCACCATCTATTACTATTGCAATTGGCGTATCCTGATCTATACATTTAGCAAATGTTGGTGGTGCAAAGAATGCTGGTGGGCTGAAAAATAGCGGTGGGGTAAAGAATCTTGGTGGGCTGAAAAATAGCGGTGGGCTAAAGAACAGCGGTGGCGCAAAAAATGATGGTGGGCTGAAAAATGATGGTGGGGTGAAAAATGATGGTGGCGCAAAAAACAGCGGTGGCGCAAAGAATAGCGGTGGGCTAAAAAATAGCGGTGGGCTGAAGAGCAACGGTGGGCTGAAGAACAACGGTGGGCTAAAAAATAGCGGTGGGCTGAAGAATGTTGGTGGGAAAGTGGTAACTGTTTGTGTATTAGCGGAAGGTAAAGATCTACCAT